CGCCAGTGGCTTTTTCCTATTAGTACAGGATTGCCTTCTTCATCTAATTTAAAATGTTGGAATGGTGGGAAATTGACTTTAACATATTTGGTGTGAGTTAGATCCATTTCGTCATATTCTACTAGTAATGGATCTTCATCGTCTTCGATTTCTAACGCAGTCATGCGGGCTTTTTTGGTTTTAGCATTGTCAACGGGAACATGATCCCAGGTCATTACTCTAAATACCACATCTGTGTCTTTGACATCTTTAAGTTTAATTTCAAATTCGTCTAACTTACGTTTAGTGCCGTCGGCAGTAGCAGCCTCGTGCGCCAATTTGGCCAATCGTTCAGCACGTAAACGCCTACCTTCTAGCACATTTTTCTTATTAAGTTTACCAAAATCTGGTAAAATAATATCGTATTCACTGTACTCTGGTAGGGTGTAACTACAATAAGTTGTCTTACTTTTGTGTATTTCTTTAAGAATATCTTTATTGTTGAGATAGTTATGACGCATGTTTTTCCTTATAATCGCTCTTTGTGTATAATAACAAAGTTTACAGGCGTTGTCAACCTTTTAATAATAGTAGCAGTTTATTTTTTCCATAAATATTATATAAAAGGATACTTTTACTTATGGCATTATTACCAAGAGCTGGAGCCGGATTTGGCGAAAAAAGCCCTTCACCGCCGGGCGGAATATTAGACACTGCCCTCAACATTGTTGATCCTGCCGGCATACGTTTGAAAGTCGCTGGATTATTCAATGGCGGGTTATCTTCAATGTTCGCGAAAAAAACGTCCAGACCGGGGGTTATCTCAAAAACATCAACTGGTACAGTTAGCAAAAACAATAGCGATTGGCGTGTTAAAATTTCATTACCCACTGGCAGCGGATTGTATTACCAAGACCCCGGGAATACTCTTCAGGCTCTACTAAAACGCACCAACGGTGTTGTTTTCCCTTATACTCCTTCAGTTACTGTGACACATAATGCACGTTACCAAGAGCAATCACTAACGCACAGCAATTATAAAAACTATTTTTATGAAGGATCGGATGTATCTCCGATTACCATTACTGGAGACTTTACAGTACAAAACGTTGACGAAGGGCTTTACTTACTTGCAGCCATCTACTTCTTTCGTAGCGCAACAAAGATGTTTTTTGGAACAGATGACCTGGCCGGTAATCCTCCCCCAATTGTATATCTTGATGGTTACGGGGATTATTATTTCCCACATGTGAGTTGTATAATTACCAGTTTTCAACATACAATGCCCGGCGAAGTTGACTACGTAGAAATTCCTTACAGTGGTGCTGCCGGAGGCATACGGTCTGTTTACGAAAACAACGGAACTTCGAGTACAACTAAAACAGGGATAGTTCGACTTCCTACTTCTAGTCAACTCCAGGTCACTGTTCAACCAGTTTATAGCAGAAATAATATACACAACAACATGAATTTAACAGCCTTTGGGAAAGGTGAGTTACTAAGTGGGCGAGGGGGATTTATTTAATGGCTACACCTACATATAGCAAAACCAGTCCTTACTATAATACCAATAATTTTGGTAACAAGTTTTTAGATTTGTTGGTATATACTCCTATAGAAAAACAAGCAGATGATGTTGCATTTACTATTAACGGCACTTATCAATATCGTCCGGATCTGTTGGCATTTGACTTGTACGGCGACACTGGGTTATGGTGGGTGTTTCGATCACGTAACCCCAATCTACTAGACGACCCCATCTTTGATTTTCAAGCAGGTGTAACTATTTTTATTCCTAAAAAAACCACACTAGTTGATAGCCTAGGCATCTAACCATGGCAGATACACAAAGTGTTTCAAAAGCACAAGCCGACCTAGACAAGGCTACTGCCGCAGAAAAAGAATCAAATGCTGCCCTCGAAGCTGCAAATACTAACTATAATTCTATACAGGCAAAGAAAGTTGCCGCAGAAGAAACCTGGAGAGCTGCAGGCGCTGTGCAATCTGGTCCAGACTATACGGCGTATAAAGATGCACAAGGTAAGGCTAGCGATGCTAAAGGCGCATTGAGAGAAGCACAGAGTGTATATGAAGCAGATGCGTTGGGAAAAGCACAAGCCACCGATTCGGTAACAGCCGCACAAAAGGCTGTCGATACTGCATCAAGTCAAACAGCTGCAGACAAAGTAGCTGACAAAGAAACAAATCCCCCACCAACAACACAAAATACTGGCACTGACGCTGGTGCCAGTGCCACTAGTGTACCGGTGACTACAGAAGAAAAAAAGCAGATTGCACAGGCACCTACAGAAAATAAAAATGCAGTAATACCAGTTCCGGCAGCACCACCTCCGGCAGCACCAACTGCTACTAACGAGGATAGTAAAAAGTTTACACCCAAAGCACCTGACCCCAAACAAGTTGGTGGTCCTACATCCGTTGTAAATAAAACCAATCCCAATCCATTGGGTGATTATGCTAGTTATACATATAATATAAGTTTGCATGTATTAACTAAAAATGATTACCATATATTAATTGATAATCCTGCCAGTTCCGCCTGGCGCCCTAGTAGAAATTTAATCAGTGAGGCCAACAGATATACCGATGTTAGAGATACAAACTTTAAAGATGGGTTTTACTTTGAACATTTAAAAATAAACACAGTGATTGGATTAAATCACCAGGAGCGTGGAACCAACGCAGTTGACATAAGTTTTACAGTAATTGAACCATATGGCATGACATTGTTAGATCGTATAGTGGATATTAGCACCGAAGAATTAGGTATTGAAAATTATTTAGAGACTCCTTACTTATTGGAGATAAACTTTTTTGGTTACGATGACGCAGGGAAGCAGAATAAATTGTCAAATCACACCAAATGGTTTCCAATTAAATTAGTCGATTTTAAAATTAAAGCCAATGTCAAAGGTGCTGAATATGCAATTCAAGCTGTACCCTTTAATCATCAAGCACAGTTTGAAAGTCTACAGGCTATTAAAACTAAATTTGAAGTTACTGCTGGTACCGTTAAAGAATATTTTGAAAATACAACATTGGATTCTGCAACTCAATCTAAAATCAATGATTCAGTTCGTGCCACTCGCCCAGTTGAGAAAGCTGACCCTGATACAACCCCGCGTCCTACTGCAAATAAGCAAGCGGACAGCGACAGTAATGGAGTCAATGACATTGAATACGATATGAACGGGACTCCAATGGGCACTCGTGCACCAGCAGATGCATCCAGCGCAGACTCTGCAACTGCAAAAAAAGATATTCCCTCGGTAAAAACAAAAAGTTTTACTGCAGCCTACAATGCATGGAACGAAGCTGAAGTTAAAAACGGGAACGCAAATTTTGCAGACCGCATAAGATTTAAAATTCATCCCAATATTGCAGATTCAAAAATTGTTGACTCAAATAAAAATGATGTAAAATCTGCTCCAGCAACCACTGCAAAAGATACCAGCAAGAGTAATAGTAACAGTGCTGCAACACCCGGAGACTCTGTGGATTTATCATCTACGGTGCATAGTCTTAATCAAGGCACAACGGTTAAATCTGTAATTAATATGGTAATTGCACAAAGCGAATATATTCTAAAGCAAGTTAAAGATGCTGCAACACAGGGCGGAAGTAAAACAACCAACGACTCAGAAGATAACAAGACAGAAAAAATTAGCCCATTCAGCTTATTTAAAATAATTCCTAAAATTGAACTAGGTGATTATGATGCTGAGTTGGGGCGATGGGGTAAAATTATTACCTACTACATTAAAAAATATAAAGCCTATAACAACAGAGATAGTAGAGTTACAAAAAGTTTGCCTCCCAAAGCCATAAAAGATTATCAATACATCTATACTGGACATAACACTGATGTCATTAGTTTTGATATTGAGTTTAACGCATTGTATTTTACAGCAGTTAATGTAGACAAAGGTAAGACATCCTCTACTAACATTGCTAAAAAAACAGACGAAGACAATCTTAAAGATGGCAAAACATCAACTTATAATAAGGGTCAGATACAACCTGAACGTAGAGAAAATGTAGCAGGCACACAGCAGACTAGTAGTGGCGGTGCTCTAAAACGCAGTGAAACAGTAAACAGTGTCAGTGTTATGGAAAGTTTTTACACCAGTGCTGGTGGAGACATGATAACAGTAAGACTACAAATTCTTGGAGATCCTGAGTTTATTAAACAAGATGACTTGTTAATCACACCTGACGATGCTGCATGGACCACAAATGATGAGGAAGAACCACAGTATGTAACTGGTAGTACCAGTCTTAACATGGACTCAGGCGAGATCTTTTGCAATCTGATATTTAAGACTCCTAGGGACTTTGACGATAAAACTGGACGTTATTTACAGACTAGTGGAAAATACTCAGTTAGCAAGTTTAGTGGCTATTATAGAGTGCTTACAGTCACTAGTGAATTCAATGCCGGCAAGTTTTTGCAAACACTAGAGCTGGTTAGGTATCCAAATCAACCTGTGCCTGTAGACCCTGACTCGAACACAAAAAATGTAGACACTACAAGAAAACAAGACGAAGAAAAAACACAAGAGAAAAGTTCTAATTCACAAGTATCTAAAAACTCAGTGGCCCAGGGTGCTGCACCCGCAGATGTTATAACACCAAAATCAGCTGATCAAAGTGATGCTGAATCTGCACGCCTTGTTAGACAAAATTCAAGCCCGCCAGTTGTTATACCAGCTGAACCTCCACCTGCCGTAGAAGATACAAAATTGGCCACAGTTGCTGAAAAAGGCGAGACAAAGGACATTGCTGATGCAAATAGCGCCAGTGGAAATATAGTCGCCGTGCAAACAGTTGATACAAAAGCCGCTGATGCTGATGCAGAAAAGACAAAAGCTGCTACTGAGATTACTGCATTGAAGTCTGAAAACGAAGCACTTTTATCACAGAGTCAAGATTTAGCAAATAAAAATAAATCATTACAAAGTCAAAAGGATGCGTTGGAGTCTAATCTAGCGTCCAAAGATCCCGCATACGATACTTTGAGTTACAGTCAAATACAGGCCAAGTACCCTGAAGTTTCGGCACTACAAAGTCAGCAAACACAAAATAGAGCTCAAATTGAAAGCAATACTGCAACAATGACCACTAATGCAAACAAAGCATTAAACCTTGCTAGGTCCACTGGTATGGGGGCATCTATTGAGTACAGCCAAGGACGCAGCGAAGGTGGTGTACTGGGACAAAATATACCCACTATTAACCTTAATTAAGGAATATCATTAAATGGCACAGGATAAAGTATCAGGCACACGAGTAGGTAAATTTTACGACAGAGAAGCAATCCCTGGTGTAAAATTTGATGCTGCCACACAGTTAGGTATTGTCAAAGACAATCTAAGCCCAGCTCGAGATGGACGGTTGCGTGTGTGGATACCAGACTTTGGCGGCGATGAAGATAATCCACAGTTTTGGGTAACGGTAAACAGTAGTAGTCCTTACGCAGGCAGTACATACCAACCTCAATCTAGTGTGAACAATAATTTCACGGGAACACAACACAGTTATGGCATGTGGATGGTGCCTCCCGACATTGGTAACTGGGTATTGTGTACATTTGTCAATGGTGACCCTGAGCGTGGCTATTGGTTTGCCTGTGTGCCTAACTCACTGAGTCGTTATATGACACCAGGACTTGCTGCAGGTAACAAAATTGATCGTACAAAGGTCAGTGATGCCATAAAAGACAGTATATTGCCTGAGAACAATGTGCCACCACAGTATTTGCCAGTTACAGAATTCAATGAATATCAAACTGATGCTGTAAAGGGCACCTTTTATAATAATGCTAAACCTGTACATGAGTTTCAGGCTAATATATTGTTCCAACAAGGACTTGATAGAGATAAAACTCGCGGAGCCATTAGCAGTAATTCTCAACGAGAAACTCCTAGTCATGTATTTGGCATCAGCACCCCGGGACGTGCATTAACCAAAGATCCTGCAGACGATCCTGGTTATGCCGACAAAGTTGCCGCAGGAGGTATATCTGCAGATCAATACAGCGTACCTTCGCGTAAAGGTGGTCATACCTTCTTAATGGACGATGGCGATGTTGACGGTGTTGATCAACTCATACGACTACGCACTGCCGGCGGACATCAATTGTTAATGAATGACGACCAAAAGGTCATTTATGTTGGGCACAAAGACGGCACCAGCTGGGTAGAAATTGACGAATACGGTATTAAAATCTATACCGCAGGCGATATGAGTGTTCGAAGTGAAGGTATGTTAAATGTACATTCAGACAAAGACATCAATATGAATGCCGTGGGCAATTTCAATATTAATGCCGGCACAAGTTTTAATGTAACCAGCGCACAAGTCAATATAGGCGGCACAGAGAGCCTATTGATGTATGGTGCTAAAACCAATATTGGTGCTGGACAAATTACAGTAAGCAGTGACGGCAAATTAAATGTCAGTAGCGGCGGCGCTATGACGCTCAGTGGTACCACCATTGACATCAATGGTGGATCGGGTGGTAATAGTATTACTTGTCCAGTATTACAAAAGAATAAACTTGCTGATACTACATTTGAAGGCGATAAAACTAAACTTTGGTACAGCGTACCGGCCAGTATAGACAGCATAGTAACTATATTGCCAAGTCACGAACCTTGGCCTCGTCCTACTGATGGCGGCCCTGCTCCATTAACAAAAGAAGTAAGCAGTAGTATATGTCCACCCAAGATGGGGGCTCCGGTAACAGATTATATAATACCAGCACCAAATGGTAATAAATTGGATAAAGGAAGAATCAAAGGTCAACCTGCTCCCTGGACCACTGATACGGCGTTTATCGCTAAAGTACAAAGTGTTGCTAACGCATTAAATCTAAACTATATTGATTTATTGGCTTGTATGAATCTTGAAACTGGCAGAACGTTTGATCCTGCTATCACCAATAGTTTAGGATACACTGGACTTATACAGTTTGGTACTCCAGCTGCACAACTATGTGGTACGTCAACATCTGACCTACGCGGAATGGATCGCATTACACAGTGCGACTATGTGCAGAAATATTTTATTGCCAATAGACTTGCAAAAAAAGCACCTAATCCAAGACTAGTTGATTTGTACTTGACCATATTATGGCCTGCTGCCGTAGGCAAACCCGACGACTATGTGGTGTTCGCTGCAGGCAGTAGAGAATATAATGCCAATCCTGGGTTTGACCCAGGTAAGACGGTGGGTTACATTACAGTGGGTATGATTGCAACACAAATTGCTATACATCTAACTGAAGTTAAACAAGCATTGGCCAATGCTGGCACAGGTACACAACCTGCAGGCGTTGTGACTAGCGGCAGTGGAACTGTAATTACAGACGGCAGCGGACGCCCAGTACGTAGTGGAACCACCAGCGATACTACTGCAAATACTACAGATGTTGGTATTACCAATGCCGCAGGTAAAGCAATAAGTGGTGATACCTGCCCAGCAGAGTTTTTGGCTAAGACTACCACTTATAATCCAAGTAAAGGCATAGGTGATACCACACCAAAGTTTGATCAGAAACAGACCAAGGCCATGATGGCTGAATTGGGATACTTTGAAAGTAAATTTGATTATAGTAAAGTCAGTGCCGACGGAACACGTATAGGCAAGTATCAAGTGGATGCTGCTTATTTGGCAACTGCAGGGTACATTAAACCTGATGCAGTAAAACAGTACGGTGATTCCACATTGTCTAATAGCAACAGTTGGACTGGCCGAGACGGCATACAGAGTCAAGATGATTTTTTCACAAGTCAAGCCGTCCAGGACACTATACAATACAATGAATTTGCTACAAACTATTCAGCATTGTTTGCTAATAAAGGAATTGTTTCCACAGACGATATCTGTACTGCTGCAGGTATGCTGTTTGTAGCGCACCAATTCCGTAGCGTAGACAAAGCAAAAGAATGGCGTGACAAAGGTGCTCTAGTAGATTCGCTAAAACAATCTGGCGAAATTTATTATAATCAAGGGCGTTACGCAATTGACATATTGGCCGCAGGCGGAGCTGCACAAACAATAGCTCAAGCCGCAGGGGTAAGTGCCACTGGAGCCCCGACAGAAAATACGTCGGGCGTAAACCCCGACGATGTATTCACATTCTCAGGATCTGGTACTGGCACTAGAAGTAACTTTGATGCACTCAGTGGTCCATTTAAGAGTGCAGTATTAAAAATGGCCCAAGAATTTAAGACTAAAACAGGAAGTAAAATTAATATTAGCAGTGCATATCGTAGTACTGCCGATCAACAGGCACTAATAGATCGTTGGCGTGCCGCAGGCGGTGGACCTAACACTCCTACTGCCGGCGGTATTACCACACCTTCGTTGAAGCATAGCGCACATAATGATGGAATGGGACTTGACAGTGGGCAAATGTCCCTCGTGGCACGTACAGTGGATTTAGCACAATATGGGCTACGTTGGGGCGGCACATTTAGTAAACCTGATGTAGTACATATACAATTAACAAGTGCTACCTTACAATAAATACTAGACTATGGCAACATTATACAAAGGTTTTAGTACCGTAAATCGCAGTAAAAAGTTTCGAACCACCGATGTGGAGTTGGTTAAGCAAGATTTAATCAACCACTTCAGTATAAGAAAAGGCGAAAAAGTCATGCAACCAAACTTTGGTAGCATAATATGGAGCGTGTTATTTGAGCCCATGACCGAGCATTTACAGCAGGTCATCATTGATGATGTGCAAAATATAGTAGGATATGATCCAAGAATGGGACTTGAAAACATTACAATTACTGCACAAGATTACGGCATTCAAATTGAGCTTGACTTGCTGTTTTTGCCCACAAATGAATCAACTACAATGAGTTTACTATTTGATGCTAACAGTAGTAAACTCACTGCCGGCGGCCCATACTAATAAACTACGTAGTTTAAAATTGCAATAAATATATAATAACGGATATATTTAGATGTCAATAACTACACGCCAAACAAACTTATTGGTAAACCAGGACTGGACTAAGGTTTACCAGACCTTTAAACAGGCCGACTTCCAAAGTTACGACTTTGAAACTCTACGCAAGACCATGATTGACTACTTGCGTACATACTATCCCGAAGATTTCAATGACTTTACTGAAAGTAGTGAGTATATTGCCTTAATTGATCTTATTGCTTTTTTGGGACAAAGCCTAGCATTTCGTGCAGACTTAAACGCCCGTGAAAATTTCTTTGACACTGCCGAACGCCGCGACAGCATCCTTAAACTAGCCCGCTTAATCAACTATAATCCCAAGCGCAACATTGGTGCCAGTGGATATCTAAAAATTGACAGCGTAAGTACTACAGAGAACCTATTTGATAGTAATGGATTAAATCTCAGTAATTTACTAATTTCTTGGAACGATAATGCCAACCCAGACTGGCAAGAACAATTTACAACTATACTAAATGCAACATTGGTTAATAACCAAGCGGTTGGTAAGCCCGGGAATAGCCAAAGTGTTAACAGTATACAAACTGATGAGTACAGTATTAATTTAGTACCAGGGGTGATTCCTCGTTACTCATTTAATTCTATTGTAGAAAATAATAGTATGGGGTTTGAAGCTGTTAGCGCAACTAGCAGTGGAGAAAGTTATATTTACGAACCGGCACCTATACCTAGAGGCAAGTTTAATCTTTTGTATCGTAATGATAATTTAGGAAATGGTAGTAATAATACTGGTTACTTTGTGTATTTTAAACAAGGTGTATTGTCCACACAAGATTTTAATTTAAATCAAAGCCTACCCAACCGTGTGGTTAATGTCAATTTTAATAATATCAATAACGATGACGTTTGGTTGTACCAACTTGACGCCAATGGTAACCCTACCAATTATTGGGCTGCAGTTCCTGCCGTAGCCGGCATTAACGTTATTTACAATCGAAGTACCCAACGAAATCTTTATCAAATTAATTCAAGAAACAATGATCAAATTGATCTAGTTTTTGGCGACGGGTCATTTGCCAATATACCACAAGGTGTTTATAAACTTTACTACAGAACCAGTAACGGACTACAGTACAAAATTACTCCAAACGAAATACAAGGAGTAACAATACCGATTACTTATGTAAGTCGTAATAATGCCGTTGAAACATTGACCATCACTGCCAGTTTGCACTACACAGTATCAAATAGTCAAACACGCGAGCTTATTGATCATATTCGTGCCAAAGCCCCTGCACAATACTATACACAAAACCGTATGATTACTGGTGAAGATTATAACATCTTCCCTTACACTAATTTTAGTAACATATTAAAAGTTAAGGCAGTGAACCGTAGCAGCAGCGGAGTTAGTCGTTATTTAGATGTACTTGATGTTACGGGCAAATATTCTAGTACCAATGTGTTCGGGGACGATGGTATACTATATCAACAAAACCCATCATCTAGCACAAGTTTCATGTTCACTACAACCAATGAGTTGTATGAAGTCATTTATAATACGTTGGCTCCTTTATTGACTAGCAACGACATTTTACATTATTATTACGACAAGTATCGAGATACCACAGTGGGCGGCAGCGTGATTACCCCTCCAACAACAACCTACTGGACTCAGAGCACTGCTTCAAGTAATAGTAGCACGGGATATTTTACCAATGGTACCACGGTGCAACAGATTGGTCTTGGGGTTAGTAATAACTTGAAATATATCACCACAGGGTCATTATTAAAATTTACTGCAGGTACCGGAAAGTATTTTGATGCACAAAATCAAATTCAAACTGGTACACCAACTTACGCCAATGAGAAAACATATATTTGGTCTGCAGTGGTAACAGCAAACGTGGGATCGCCGGTACAACTAAGTCAAAATTTACCTACCAGTGCAGTATTAGACACAATCATTCCTGTATTTAAAACTGCCTTGCCAGGCAATTCATTTGTGTCACAATTGGTACGACTACTGCAAAGTTATCAAAATGTTGGGTTAAGTTACAATGTCTCTAAACAGACTTGGCAAATTATTCTCCCACAGGACTTAAATTTGGGCGCATTTGATCTAACATACCAAGGTAACACAAATGGTACCGGTCTAGATAGTTCTTGGTTAGTGGCATTTACATATAATGGTATTAGTTACAATATAGCGCATCGTGGACTACAATACGTATTTCAAAGTAATAATCAAACACGTTTCTACTTTGATCCCGACGTGCGTACATTTGATAGTAAGACTGGCTTAACGCTAACAGATCAAATTCGAGTACTAAAAACAAATAGCCAACCCGATAGCATTAGTAGTCCTCTTGTGCAAGATCAAACTTGGTACATTTATGATAATGTAGTGCAGCCCGACGGCTATATTGACAATACACAGATACTGGTCACATTCCCTGACGATAACAATGACGGTGTCCCTAACGATCCAGATTTATTTACAAACATAGTGGCACCCACAGTGGAACCTGGTAAGAAATATGTGTTCTTTAAACAAGTTACCGGAACTGATAACTTTATGACAACGATACTTGTGGATAATAGTAGCGTTGTTACACAGTACGCAACAGAAAGTGCAGTTACTGCCAATTGGACTTTGTATTTAGATGGCCAAATATTTTATGCCACTAGTGATAAAAAGTTTTATCAATTGTCTATAAGCAGTACAAATACACGAACATTAAGTACACTAACTGACTATATAGCCGATGTTGGTCGCCAAAGTTTACAATTCCAATACCGTCATAATAGCCCCAATAATCGACGTATTGATCCAAGTCCCAACAATATTATGGACTTGTACATACTAACAACTAGTTACTCGTCTGATTATTTGGCATATATACAAGACACCACTGGCGCAGTGCTTGAACCAAGTCTACCCACTAATGAAGAACTTAAAACAGAATTTGGCACTGGAAGCACCAGTCTTGAAAACTATAAAGCATTAAGCGATACTATTATTTACAACCCAGGCAAGTACAAACCGTTATTTGGCACAAAGGCCCCTTCAAATCTCCAGGCAACATTTAAAATTGTTAAAAATCCCAATGTAAATGTCAGTGACAATGATGTTATTAGCAACACCGTTGCGGCCATTAACAAATACTTTGATACTACGAATTGGGACTTTGGTGATACATTCTACTTCAGTGAATTAAGCACATATCTACACAACATACTGGCACCCAACGTGGCTAGCATTATAATTGTACCTAGCAATACCAATATTGCATTTGGGGGACTAATGCAAATTAATGCCAGCCCAGATGAAATTATGGTAAGTGCTGCAACAGCCAATAATGTTCAAATTATCAATGCAATCACTGCCGCACAGATTAATCAAACTCTTTCAGGATTGGGAATTATAATTTAATATGGCACAAATAAAGACCAGTAATTTTTTACCTGAAGTATTTAGAACTGACGCAAACAAAAAGTTCTTAAATGCTACCTTAGACCAACTAGTCACACAACCCGATTTACGTAATGTAAACGGTTATGTTGGTCGTAAGTTTGCACCTACGTTTAAAAGTACGGACAACTATCAACCTGAACCCACTGCCCTACGCCAAAACTATCAACTTGAACCCAGTGTAGTTGTTAAAAATAAGACGACTGGCAACACAGATTTTTTCAGTAGTTATGTAGACCTATTACAAGAAATTGAACATAATGGCGGAATAATTGATAACCAAAGTCGATTATTTGCCAACGAGAGTTATAGTTTTAACGGACTATTTGATTTTGATAAATTTGTTAATTTTAATCAATACTATTGGTTAGTTGACGGTCCAGATTCTGTGCCAGTATTTGGGTCGTCTGTGCCCACAACTGAAACATTTACAGTAACACGTAATCCTAGCACAGGAACATATATGTTCTCAACCAGTGGGTCTGTAGAAAATCCCACTATAAAGGTAGCACGTGGTGGCGTTTATAAATTTATCATTAATCAACCTGGATATCCTTTTTGGATTCAAACCAGCGGTGGTGTTACTGGTACTAAACCTAATCAAACAAATGTATCTAGTAGAACGGTATTAGGGGTAACCAATAATGGTATAGATGTAGGAACAGTAACGTTGTCGGTCCCTCAAGAATCTGCACAAGATTTTTATGTACGTATGTACCTGGCGGGCAGTGCAGATCTAAGTACAGAACTCTATTACAATCAAATACACGGTAAAACTCTTAGTAGTATTGTTGCTGCCAGTGAAAATGGTTTTGATGGAATTAACACAATTAATCAAATTAATTTTAAATCATTGATATTTGTAGGTAATACTCTTGACGATAGTTTCTGGACTGTGGGCGCAGATACTGTCCCTGTAGCAAATAGACTAAATGCCTGGAGAATTAAACTAAGTGCCGTAGACGGGGTAGTAGACGCAGACCCAACAGTTACACTAGAGCCGCTGAATCAAGCATTTGTAGTAAACGCATTGGAAAAAGTTTTTGTTAAAAGTGGATTAACCAGGGCAGAATCTACTTATTATTTAGACAGTGATTATTTAAGGCTAAACATCTACAAGTTAATGCCGTTGATTACAGCACCCCTGGATACTTTATATTATCAAGACGGAGTTGAATCAAGTTACGTGGGGCAAATTGGAGTAGTATCCTTAGATAATACCACATTTGATGTTGATGTTGACATTATTGGTAAGAAAACATACCAAAGTCCCAATGGTGTAATATTCACTAACGGACTAAAAATAACTTTTGACGGCAGTGTAACTCCAAGTACGTATGTAAATAATTCATATTATGTAGAAGGAGTGGGCACCTCGATTCGGTTACTACCTGTAACAGATTTTATAACACCTGAGCCCTATGCAGAAGACGGTATTGATACACCGGACTATATCACAATTAATCGTGGTAGTCAGGACTTAAATCCGTGGACTCGTAGTAATCGTTGGTTTCATATTGACATTATTAATGCCACTGCCTCATATAATGATACTATAGTATTATTAGATCAAAATTTACGTGCCAATAGGCCCATAATTGAATTTGATGCTGATTTACAACTCTATAATTTTGGACGTAGAGCTAAAACGCCAGTTGATCTATTTCATAATACAATTATCGTTGGCGACTCAGTGGTCACCACATCTGGAGTGTCGGGAGTAGTAACAGGATCTACATCAACTCAATTTCTCATTGGCGGAAATTATTACAATAAATCCGATGTGCAATATGATGCATTTAATACTGTTGAATTACAAGCACAGGGATATACTTTACAAGGAGTCACATTAACCGACGGCATGCGGATCGTCTTTGCAAATGATTTTGATCCCGCAGTAATTAACCAAATTTATACTGTTGATATTGTTTATATTGCTAATCTAGCAGGAAACTACATTAATCTTGTGCCTGCAAGCGATGCCAGTGTAACAGTCAATAATAACTTAGTGGTATTAAAGGGAACTAATAAAGGTATAGAGTATTACTTTGATGGTACTGATTGGATACAAGGGCAACAAAAGACAGCGGTAAATCAAACACCTATGTTTGATGTTGTCGACATTTATGGATATAGTCTAGGTACATATACCGGCAGCACTTTTTCAACAAACAAGAATAATCTAGGTACTGTCATTGGCGGTACAAAAATATTTTCATATCAAGTTGGAACTGGGGCCAACGATAATGTACTGGGATTTCCTTTAAGTTATAGGAACTTTAATCAAATTGGCGACATTCAATTTGATAACAATTTTGATGCCGACACTATAACTTATGTTGATGGTAACGGCACCACACAACAAAACATTAATGTTAACACGCTGGGAACACTGCAACAAAATAGCAGCCTAACAGAATATGTTAAGCGAAACAACTGGACAACCAATGTAGAACACAGTAAACAGTTTCAAGTTGTTTCTGGCATCTATGATGGAATGAATAGTTATTTCAAAGTAGATATTACAAAAAATACAGAATTAACGGTGCCGTATTTCCGCGTATATAGAAATAGTCAACTAACTACTGGGTACGAGTTAATAACCGTTGGGGTAGTGCAGTATGTACATATAACAGATAGTAATTTGTCCAATGGTGATCGGATTGATATACTAATCTATAGCGATCAAATTAGTAACTCTGAGTATTATGAAGTTCCTAAGAACTTAGACTATAACAGTGAAAATGCTAATTTTTCATCATTGACTTTAGGTCAGTTACGTAACCATTTACTTACAATGGTTGGTAATAG